TAACTGCGTAACATCCTTGGTTAATTCAGGCGAACTACCGTAATAGTCCCGCCAGTTTGAATCAATTTTGCTACGGATTTTCTTTTTCTTCTTAGTGCCGTTTTTGAGTTTTACTGTTCGATAAGTGGTTTTGGAGAATTTTGCTAGTTTTTTGCCTATGTACATGCGCCCTGAAATCGTGTTTGTTATGATATAAACAAACCCAACACAATCCTCGGGAAGAGTTTCTACGATTTCATTGAGATAGTACCAGGACATAATGTATGTATATTATTCATCCTTGGTACCCCTTGCCTTTTGGTTTGCCTTACGTTCTGCCTTAGCTCGATCCAGCCACACACGATACTGCTGTACATGTGCCCTGCGATCTCGAGCAATTATACGAATCTGCGCCAGCCAGTAGCGCATATTTTCTCCAGCACGTCGTGTGCCTTTGTTTTGCCAATCTTGATTTGCCTTAAAATATTCCCTAAAGGCCGCCATGAGTTGTTCATGCGACTCTTCATTTTGATATGGACTTGGTTCAACGTGCTTACTCATTTACTTCTAAGTCATTGGCATAGCTGGTATAGCCATTTTCTTTAATGACTTTTAGCACATGATTCACGCGGCCGATCAGTTCGTCCTTGTGCGATATTAAGAAAATGTTCTTTTTGCGTTCACGCGACATTTTCTTAAGTACTGCTAGTGCGCCTTCTACACCAGCTGCATCAAGTCCGTTGTCTATTAGTTCGTCCACAAACAACAAGTTAATGGGCTGATACAAACTTTCCCATACGTCACGGAACGCCCATGATAACGACAAGATAAGACGATTACGTTCACCACGCGACAAGTTGTCAAAGTCCAAGTCTTGACCCAGCTGAGTTATCAGTACAGTGAGGTCATTTTGAAACAAGACCGTGTGCGGCAAGCCCATTTTGTCAAGATAATAAGTAAGCCTGTTGTTCAAGTATGCTAGATTTTGATCAATAATTTTCTTACGAATAAAGCTGTCTTTACTTGTAAGTAGTTTAAGCAAAAACTCCTGATGATCTTTAAGTGTGTTAAGAGTATTAACATTATCCCAAGATACTTCTTGCATAGCTGTATTGGTCAACTCATCAATTTGCTCTTGATAATGATCAGTTTCATGGCTTTTTTGTACCAGCTGATTTTCAAGAGTCTTTAAATTGTTCTGATGTTTAAGTGCTTGCTCAAGGGTATCATAATAAGTGGTGGGCTTACGGGGTACCTCGCCGATCGCTGAGATTTCCGTTTGTATTTTGTTAAAATCTTTTGTAACCTTGTCCAGATATTTTCGGGCTTCATCTAGGTGACCCTGTGCTGTAGCAGTCATGCTTTCATGCTTGTGGTCATGTAGAGCTTGTTCACAAGCGTGACAGGTCTTGTTAGCCAACTTGGCAAGCTCGCTGTCGTACTTCGTGACGCTTCGCTCCGCTTGCGCTATCGCGCTATTCAAAGTAGCTTGCTCCTTTTCTAGGCTTTTCAGCTTTGCTGTCTTTTCTTCGAAAAGTTTTAGCTCTGTGTGCTTCGCAAGCTCATCTTCGATATCTACACTTTCAAGTTCCACAATAGCACGACCTATTTTTTCAAGTTCTTGTGAGTGTTGGTTGTGCCAAGCACTTTGTTTTGTTAACAAATTATCAATGCTTTTCTGTATACCTTCATTGCTACGTTTAGTCGCCTCAATGTTAGCCGATTCTTGTGTAATGGCATCTTTAGTTTCCTTAATCATTTCTTTAAGTGATTCAGATTTTTCACTTAGTAGTGTAATGCCTAATAACTGCTCAATGATCACTCGTTGATCATTAGCTCGCATACTTAAGAACGGCTCAGTATACGTGTTAAGAGCAACAATATGTTTGAACATGTCGTGACTCATACCAATTAGGTCATCCAAGTCTTTTTGTGTTTCACGCATATCGCCCTGAGCATCATCTGTTTCGCCAGTGTCCTGCGCCAAGTCGTTTACATAAAATTCTAATATGTTAGGCTTACGTCCACGTTCAATACGATAGCTGTTGCCGTCTTTTTCAAATGCCAAAGTAACCAACATGTTCTTATTGTTAATCTTGTTGATAAGATTATCTTTTTTAATGTTAGTTAAAGCGTTTCCAAATAAGGCATAACTTAGACCATTTACAATGGTTGTTTTACCTGTACCATTTCTAGAGCCGCTGTCATCACCGCCTTGATCTAAGTTTTCACCTAGTACAAGAGTTAAATTTTCTTGGGCAAAATTTACAGCTTGGGTCTGGTTGCCCACACTCATAAAGTTTTTAACGGTTAATTCTTTTAATTTTATCATAGGCTATTGTAAATGGCAAGAAGTGTATTCTTGTCGTATGTTTCGCTTTCAATACTAATAATTTGACTACTAACGATTTGATCTACCGATTCAAATGCTTGTATATCGATATTGGTATTAATTTCAATATCTTTCTTTTCAGCTATAAGTGTTAGTTCACGGATGTCATATCTACCCATGAAATCTTCTTTAATAAAACTAGCTTCTTCAAAACTAATATCGATATCTAATGTAACACGTAAATGTTGTTTAGGTTTGATAATAGTGTCTTGATCATCTATTAGCTGACTTAATTTTACAGTACGGAATGTAGGCTGTTCGGGCCAACTGTGATATTCAGGCTCACCGCCCCATTCTAATATCATCATACCGCGATCATCGTCCCACGCATCTGCGTAGTTGTGTGGAAACGCATTACCAATATAAATCATGTTCTTTTGTTGCTGACGTTTGTGGAAATGCCCACTAAAACCTAGTTCATAATTTTTAAAACTACCAAGTTGTATCTCTCCGTGGTCAGGCATTTGTACCATTGCGTTCATGAAGAAGCTAGGCAATTCAAAATGACCAAAGATATACTTACCACCTTTTTTGCTAATTGAACGCCATTCTTCTCCTACAAGCCACGGACAAAGAGTGACATCTCCAATAGTAGTAGGCTCATGTACCACAGTGATGCCAGGTATATACTTTCCAAACTCCACGCTGTGTATGTCTCGTTTGTCTTTATAGTACAAATCATGATTACCAGGAAAGAAATAGAAGTTGTCAAACGCCTGCCCCAACTTTTCCAAGGCCCTAAGGCTATAATCCATTGTAGTGATGTTAAGGCTATTGCGGTTATGATGCCAATCGCCCATAAAGATACCTGTATCACAACCCGCCTCCTTTGCTTTGGCAATATACCAGTCAACAAAATCTTCACAGTCTTGATTATGTGTCGAACTATTACTTTTAAGACCAAAATGTATGTCTGTAAAACAAGCTACTCGTTTAAATAAATTTGTCATTCGCTAGGACCTGCTTCTTCGTTTCTTTTCATGGCCGCCGCATGTTCGCCGGCACCAGTACGGCTATAACTTGGATTCATACCGTTAATTTCTAAGATATCATCACGTATGTTTTGATTGCGTTTTTCAATATTAATAACACGAACAAAACTGTTGGTCACAGCCGCAGTAAAATAAGCAAACGGATTATCCGATTTACTTTCATCAAATTGTAAACCAATTTGCGTTAACTGTAGTATAGCTTGACCTTTCATTTCATCATTGTAAGTATAGCCACGAACGTTGCCGCGAGTAGCGTATCTCTCACATAATTTTAACATCATTCTAGCTAAAGTGTTAGTTATTTGGCCAGCATCTTTGTCAAAGTGTCCTTTTTCCAAATCTCCCTTCCAATGACTCTTTCCAACACATACCAGTTCATCTTCGTCGTTGAATTTCCAATGTTGGAATGGGGGAAAGTTTACCTTGTCTCTATGGTCAGCAAGGCTTTTAGGATTCTTTTTTCGAACAGTGTTTAACGGAATATGATCAAAGGTCATAATTCTAAAAATCACATCAGTTTTGGCTATTTTTTTATAATCGACTTCGCAGTCTGCCTGTTTGATTTTTCCGCCAGAAGCCTTGCGCCTAGCATATTCTTGATCTCCTTGCCGTTTAGCACGATTTCGTTTGGCTTCGGCAATACTTCTTATGTTTATTTTGTCTACGCTGGGTAGTATTATATCGTATTGGTGGAATTCTGGCTGTGTAAAGACACAATATGATGTCTTTGAACGATGTATTTCTAACAACATATCCTTGTTGTTTAGGTAATTTACTTTTGCTGTCATCCTTGAAGAGTCCTCTTATTCCTAATTATAAACTACGCACATTAAAAAGTCAACTAAATATTATACCAAAAGGGGCATTATATGGACTTAACACAAACGCTTACAGCTTCACAAAATTTAATTGGAGCAGGTACCAGTGCCATTAACACAGTAAGCAATTTAGCTGGAGCAGTTTCTGCTGGATACGCTAATGGTGGCGTTGCCAGCGCATTACGAGCTATCGATTTGCCAGCCGCAGGAGAAGCAGTTGGCGATATTGTTAGCGCCGTTGCTAGCTTCGGTGGCGATGCTAATCCTAATGATTGGCGTGTTAGATTAAGTATGGCTAACTGGACTAGTTTCCAGACCAGTCCTGTACTAAAACCCTTGAAGGATGCTGGGGGATTAATATTTCCATACACACCAACTATTAACATAACGTCAACGGCTACCTATTCAAAGTTGAACACCGTTCATTCCAACTACTCCTTCCATGCGTTTCAACATAGCGATCCTGGAGAGATAACGATTACAGCTCCTATGAATGTGGAAGATGAAACACAAGGTTTATACTGGATTGCGGCGACACATTATTTAAGAAGTCTTACCAAAATGTTTACTGGAACTGATCCAAAAGCAGGCAATCCTCCTCCTATTGTTATGCTTAATGGTTATGGAAATTATGTTTTTAAAAATGTACCTGTAGTTGTTACAAGTTTTAGCACAACATTAAATAAAGATTGCGACTATATTGGAGTCAATGTAGTCGGTAGTGCTGCCGGAGAAATTCAAGGCGTTGCCTCGGGTATAAGTGGACTTGCAGGAGCTGTCGGCAGTGCGATTCCAGACCTTGGTGGGCTTGGCGGAATCGCAAGTACCATTGGTAATTTAGCAACTGGTGTAAGTAATGTGGCAGGACTATTAGGATCGTTCGGCGTTGGTGGTTCTACCAGCGGCGGTGTAAGTCATGTTCCAACAAAAAGCGAATTTACAGTTAAGCTAATGCCAATGTATAGTAGAAATAGTGTTCGCAACTTTAGTCTTGATAGGTTTGTACAAGGCGGATATCTTAACAATAGTTTTGGATATATTTAATCATGGCTGCAACATATAAACTTACTAGTCCGTGGTATGCTACACGAACTAAACAAAATTATTTAGATACCTTTAGGATTAGACCAGTACCCGCTGAGAACGATGATTTTTTATATACTATACAACCGCAGTATACATATCGTCCAGACTTGTTAGCATTTGACTTGTATGGCGATGTTAACTTATGGTGGGTGTTTACTCAGCGTAATATGGATGTTATACAAGATCCTATCCTTGACTTTGTTCCAGGTGTGCAAATTTATATTCCAAAAAATAGTAAATTAAAATCAGTGTTAGGATTATAAAATGGGATTGTTTGATGATGCAGGCGCAATAGTATCTAAAGTAGAAAACAGCATAGGTTCAGCTGTTACTAAAGTTGAAAATACTATTGCTGGGGGGTTACCATCGATTACTGCGCTTACTGGCGGACTTGCCAGCGGGCTTACTGCTATTACTGACGGGATTGGCGGAATACTCAACACCGTTAATCGAGTATTTAAACAGGTTTCAAATGTTAAATTACCATTACCTAATCCGTTGTTTGATTATGCCAGTTATACATATACCATAAGCATAGGCATTTTGTCTGATGATTTTTATCATTTTCCAGATACAACTTATAGAATAGGTAAAAAATTTCCGCTATTACTTAAAAGTGCTAACGCAGATCCTGATAACCGAGCCCAAACTTCTTACGGGAAATTCGATTTCTACATTGATGATTTAAAACTTTTAAGTCAAATTGGTATGGAAGAAGGTCAAAATACCAACGTTACTAATATTGATTTTACAGTAGTTGAACCATATAGTATGGGAATGTTGTTGTTGGCAATACAAACCTTAGCAGAATCTATAGGACATCCTAATTGGCGGTCTGATGCTCCGTTCATACTTGCTATAGAATTTAGAGGTAATACAGAAACAGGCCAAATTCTAAATATTCCTAATACAGCTAGATATATTCCTTTTAATATTACGGATATTGACATGAGTGTCGACCATCAAGGAGCAGTTTATAAAATTAAAGGACAACCATGTAATCATGAAGCTTTATCCGATGCTAATAATAAATTCAAAAGTGATATGGCAGCTAAAGGTACCAGCGTTAGAGAAATGCTATCAACTGGATCAAAAAGTTTACAAGTGTCCTTGAATACAAAACTTCGAGATATAGCTAGAAAAAATGGTATAGAAAAACCTGATGAAATTGTAATAATATTTCCCAGCGATATAAGTTCGTCAGGAATTAATTCTACCACATCTACTGAAGTAGAAAATAATGATTCTGCTACAGTAGATTCGTCGGACGATCAATCTGTTCAACAACTATACAGTCAGCTCAGCATTGGTAGAGATACAACAACCGGACAATTGATACAAAATGCTTCTACTGTAAATTCTATTGGTAATAGTCGAATGGGGTTTGATGAAAAACGTAAAGCATCGCCTCCTGTAGGTAAAGACAATGTTGTTTATAACCCAGATACAAAAATTAATGACAGAACACAAAATACAGTAAATCCAAACGAAAGCGATTTTAAATTTAGACAAGATACAGACATTGTTAATGCCATTACTCAGGTAGTATTGAATAGTAATTACATAGAGTCTGCTTTTGATCAATCTAATATTACACCTCAAGGATATAGAGGATGGTTTAGTGTAGATACACAAGTATATCGTACTGGACCAACTAGTAAAGTTACTGGTATGAAACCTAGATTGTTTGTTTATAGAGTTTTACAATATCATGCTCATGTAAGTTCTGGAACATTGCCAGCAAATACTAAACCACCAGGATATGATAATCTTAAGATACAAGCAGTAAAAGAATATAATTATATTTTTACTGGCAAGAATGTAGATATTAAGAGTTTTAAAATTAATTACAATAGTAATTTTTTTAATGCTTTAGCTACCGATGGCGGTAACGATAGTCAAGATAGCAAACAAGCTTCAGATACTGGAGGAGCTGATAATACTAAACCAGATCCAAATATCAATCAAGCAGGTAAAGGATCGTTACCAGATACTACTCCTGGAGTAGGAACAAGTATTATTAAATTTGTTAAGACTTTAGCAG